ACCTGGACCCAGTCCTATACCTAGATGACTTCATTCACGGACATAGTTATCAAGGAAGTCGGTTCCTTTATCATGGACCGCTCTATGGCGGTTAAACAGGTTGAGGGAGTGGCTCGCCTTGAAGGGAGACTGCAGAAGGTCTTCAACCAGACCGCGAGGGAGATAACTAAACAGGTTAAAGCGAGCGGGGGATTGACGACTAGATCGCGCGGGGTTATTGATGCGGAGTTCGATGCGTTTAAGAAGAAGATGAATGAAGAGCTGATGCAGAATCTTGATAAGTATGGAGTGGAACAAGCTCTAGCGGATCAAGTCTTTACAGCCAGTGATAGGACCACCGAGCGGTTGATTGGTAACGTGATGGATAATATCCGAGCATCAGAGCGAGCGGGGTTAGGGATCGATGACGTCGCTAAGAACCTGCAGAAGGAGTTCATTGGTATGGAAGACCATGAGCTCCAGCGTATCGCTCGGATGCAGGTCCACGGAGCACAGCAGAGAAGCAGGTTTGAGGAGAATAATGCGGATCCGGATGTAGAGTTTCATCAATGGGTTTCGGCGGAGGATGAACGGACGAGGGACAGTCACCTGGAGATGAACGGCCAGATAACCCGAGTCGGGGAACCCTTCTCAAACGGATTATTATATCCGGGTGACTCATCGGGCCCGATCGAGGAATGGATCAACTGTCGCTGTCGGCTCGTCCCTTGGGTTCTTCCTCCAGGGATGGCGGTCCCGGCAGGGAAGTCAGACGATCCCGGACCGGTTATGGCGGTCAAGTATTTTTATGAGGAGGACTTAGAACCTGTCGCAATGGCCGCAGATGCTGAGGAAATTAAAAGCACGGATGATATCTTTGAGAATCCACCTGATTGGTCAAAGTATAAAGGCATGTCGGCCAAGGATGCGAAGGCTTATGGAACGACTAACCTTCGCGGTCTAATGGCTGAGCGGGGTTTAACGGATGATGTAATCAATGCTATGAGCGGTCAGGACTTGCGAGCTGTCGCCAGGAACCCTGGAAGGCTCCCGGAGATACTGGAAAAGATTCGACCGCGAGTCGGTCCTAGTAAAGTGAAGCCTCCTCCAGTAAAGAAACCGGTCAAGCCGGTTAAGAAGCCGAAGGCTCCGGATACTGGAACGGGGACCTTCGCGAATTCTCTTGCGGATCTACAAAGTCGGCTTCCTGTATTCGAAGAAGGTGAGGACTACGGGAAGAAGCTAATGGCTGAGCGGATGATTGGGAGGACTAGTTATGAGAGCGGGGTTCCGAAGGCTCATAAAGATATATACGCTCGGGTCATGAACGAATTCATTACAGAGGATCTGCCTTTAGAGCATTCGCAGGTTCTGGTCAAGCATCTGAAGAGTGGAATGCGTCTGGAGAAGGCTCATCCAGAATATGGGGGAGTATATAATTTTGAGGAAAGAGTCGTCACATTATACGCTAAGACTTTAGGTTCTGACCCTAAGATGAAGAGAGTGATGGTCCATGAGCTGGCTCATGCTCTAGATGATGCTTATCACATCTCGAGTTATTTCCAAAGTATGCAAGGAGTGAAATTCTCAGAGACATATAGGAATCTTAAAGGGATTAATAAGGTTAAGGATACAGTCGCGAAGGCATGGCGGAAACAACAGAAGGGAGTCTACCAAGCGATGAAGAGGAAAGGGAAGACGTATTTTGAATGGCAAGAAACTAGATTCCTAGGGTCAGACGTCCATCAGGTTTCCGCATATTCTAATTCTGGCATCGTTGAATTCTGGGCGGAGAGCGTGATGGACTTTGTAACTAATGGAGGACATAGGGTTAAGGATGTAGATGAGAACCTGTATAATGTTATCCGTGACTTTGTTTTCAAAGGGAAGGAATTTGCGAAATGACGGTTGAGAATTATACTTTGACGAAGGATCTGGTGGAGATCGGTGAGATACAATTCACTGATGAAGGTTTTGAGTTCGTCGTCTTCGATGATTCGTTGCGTGAGCACTTAGATGAGATATACGATGAAGGGTTATTAACCTGGGATAAGAGTAACCATGAAGGTGAGCTGATTGAAGAGGGGATGTCATACTTTCCCATCAATCTCGCCTCGAAGGAGATGTTACTTTTTGAGCTGAGCGCTCTAGGTTTCAAAGCAAGGAAGCTCCGGCGGGGAGTCTTGATTAAGTGATAAACTAAGGAGGGATGAAGAATGCCATTCGGGGATTATGCGGATTTCGCGGAGTGTGTGACAGCTAACCAAGACAAGGACAGCCCAGAAGGGTTCTGCGCTTGGCTCCACTACGAGATAACAGGTTCTTGGCCGACTGAAGTCGGTAAAGGCAAAGCGGAGAAGGGGTCTCTGGATCATGCTATGGATAAAAACCCGGACATCACGTTTAAGGCGATCGGGGATATCCTCCAGAATAGAGAGCTATGGTCCGAGTCGGCGGAGAAGTGCGTTTCTACCCTGAAGGATATGGATGGGATCTCCGATCCGGAATCATTATGCGCTTGGCTCCATGCGGAAGGGTCATCAACTACGGAGAAGAGTATGGTTCCCGAGTCGGTGGATAACCTGTTATCGGGTCCTATCGTCTTTAAGAATAACGAGAAGATGATAGCGACCGCTCCCGTGTTGATCCCAGGTGAAGCGGACAGCGACGGTGAAGTCGTGACAGCCGAGAAGGTTGAAGAAGCATGTCTTAACTTCATCCCTAGCTACGGGGGACTAGTGGACGTCGGTCACACGTTAAACCTGGGAGGGAAGCTAGTGGAGAACTGGTATCTCCGGGACAAGACGGGTTTCAAGATGCCGAACGGGGACTTGTTAGTATGTCCGAAGGGAACCTGGATGGCAAGTGTAAAGTTCTCCCCTGATGTCTGGGAAGGAGTGAAGTCTGGCAAGTATAAAGGCTTCTCCGTCACAGCTTTAAGGAAGAAAGACTTCGACCATGCTCAGAAGTCCGGTGAAGATATAGCCGCGAAAGCAATGAAGAAGACCCTGTTACGAGACTTGGGTGAAGACTGGATACCACTGACGATCTCGGTCGTAGAAAATCCAGCCGTATGGAAGAGTAAGTGGATCGCGCTTAAAAGTGCGACGGAACCCGGGACCGGTCTCTTGGATAAGTTCAAGGGACTTCTAAATAAACGGAAAGACAATACTGGTATTAAACAACGAACAAATAAGGAGGAAGAAGAAATGGACGAAAAGGATGTCCGCAGGATCGCAGGTGAAGTCGCATCCGAATTGATGGCAAAACAGAAAGAGGATGCAAAGAAGGCTGAGGAAGAGGAGGCTCGCCTCCAGGAAGAGGAAGCCAAGAAGGCTGAGGAAGAAGCCAAACGTAAAGAAGCCGATAAGGCTGACGGTGAAGGCGAAGGTGAAAGCGGAGGCGAAGTTGATCACCTTCAAGAATTGAAAAAGGAACGGGATGAACTGAAGAAGAAGCTGGAAAGCCAGGAAAGGTTCATCTCCGACATCCAGGCAAAGTTCGCTCCGAAGTCTAAGGCACTGACCGGTCAGGAAGGCGAAGACGAGGACAAGGCGGAGAAGAGCAAAGCAGGACCTGAGCGGGACCTATTCGGTCGCCGGGTCTAACCCTTAAACCACGGAAAGATATATTAAGGAGGATAAGATAAATGTTGCTAACTAATGAACAGATCTTGGCTCGCCTTGATGCGGCCATGAAAGGCATCACGACCACTACGACCGCAGGGGATAGCGTCCTGAACGAGACACAGCTTAAAAGGTATATCAGGATGCTCCAGAAGAAGACCGTCGTCCTGCCGGAAGCGCGACAGGTTATCATGGACTCAAACGTGATGGACATCGATCAGGTCGGCTTCGCTGGACGGGTTCTCCGCCCTGCGGCCGCAGAAGGGTCCGCTCTCTCGCAGAGCGACTGGGCTTCCCCGACCTTCAGCCAGAACAAGTTGACGGCCGTCGAAGCGCAGGGGATCGTCAGCATCACCGATAAGCTGATGAGGAGGAACATCGAGAAGCCCGGGTTTGAAAATACTCTGGTGGATATGATCGGTGAACGAACTGGTATCGACCTGGAAGAGCTCGGGCTCTCCGGCGATACGGGTTCATCTGATCCCTATCTGGCTATCAACGACGGCTGGCTCAAGCTGGCTCGTCGGACCGTCCCGGAAGTCACCGATGCGGCTTATGATGATGCGTCCACTCCCCTATTCTCTACCGGAGTAGGAGAAACCACTCAGGACGTTCTCTATGACAAGGTTCCTATCGAAGCGGGGACATGGGAAATATATACTACCAGCACATCCGGAACCCTAGTCGGTCATGATGATGGGAACGGGGTTATCGTTCAGGATGCGGCTTCCGGCATATCCGGAGCGATTGACTACGAAAGTGGAGCGGTTTCCCTGGAAGGTCTAACAGCCAGTACGGACTACTTCACTAAATATACAGCGCAGTCATTTGACTATGACGGTGATGACTTCCCGGAAGACATGTTTGACGCTATGATCTACGCTATCCCCAAACCGTATTTCATGCGGAGACCGGAGTGGCGTATCTACGTCCCCTTCTGGGTCGAGGATGCTTATCGCAATAAACTACGCGCAAGAGGAACCGCTCTTGGTGACTCTGCTCAGACCGGAGGAGCGAGACTGGTCTACAAGGACGTCCCGGTCGTCTATGTTCCGAACATGCCGAACGGACGTTCTTGGTTGACCCATCCGGATAACACGGTCTACGGCATCTTTCACCGGGTTGAACTGGAACGGGAGAGAGAAGCGAAGGCGAAGCGCACTGACTTCGTCGTGAACATGGAAGTTGACTACAACTACGAAGAGGAAGAAGCGACAGTCAAGGCGGAGATATTTGACTGAGTATAATCTTAGTCGGCTAGGTTAAGGTCAGTCCGTCTCCCTTAACCGAAGAGAGCAGGGTTCTATCCGAGCGGATGGCGCCGTTTCTCGCAATCCTCTCCAGAACCCTGCTCGCTGGCTAACCCGGGAGGGTCTAATGGCTGATATATTATACTGTGAAGTCGCCGACGTGGTCGGTTATACAGGAGTTCAACCACGTGACATAGGCTGTGCTGACCAAACCGAACTGGAAGCTAAGCTAACTAAGTGGATCTACGAAGCGGCTGATCTTATAAAAGCATATCTGAACTTTGATTACGAATCGGCAGGTGATGTCCCGAGAGGGGTTCAACGAGTCTGCCGGTCTATGGTCTCTGATACGGTCGTATCATCAACGCAGGTGAGGAAGAATCCGTATCTCCGTATAGATGACTTCGCAGTCAAACGGGTGGAGGAAGTGAACCTGGACGATAAAAACCGCGAAATCCTTAAAATGTATAAGAGAGGGACGTCCGTCGCTAACTTAGGTCTCTCGGTTCCAAGAGATACAGATTATGATACTTTCTGGGGAGGAGATTGACGATGGCGGTTGACTTGACAA